TACGATGTGCGATATTATGGATAAAAATTATTAAATACGCTATAATAAAGTATTGTTAAATATATGCGTAAAACCCTGTTTTTTAATGCGTTTTTCTATAAAACGGCATAAAAACGGCAAAAAATATTATCCAAAAATATTTGCCACTTTATCAGCGGCATTTTTTCGCATTTCGTCCGTGTAGTGAATATAATTGTTTATTACCGTATCCACGGTATCGCCCAATAGACTGGCAACGGTTTTTATATCTACATTATTTGCCAAAAGCGTACATGCGTAAGTATGCCGAAATGAATGCATAGTTTTATTTTGAACGTATTGTTTTAATACTTGATTGGCTAGTGTAGATTTATTATTTTTAAAATCAAATAACCGTTCTTTGCTAGATACTTTTTTAAAATTAGATAATATATCTGTTAAAACTGGCGGTATTGGAATAGTGCGAACGCCGTTTGTTGATTTTGTGTTGGCGTATCCGTATTTTCCGTTAATTAGCGCCGTCCATTGCTTATTAATTGTCATTGTTTGATTGACTAAATCAATATCAGACCAGTTTATGCCTATGATTTCGCCATAACGCGCCCCGGTATAACGTGCAACAGAAAATAGCACATAATACATATAATGTTTATCTTGCATGTTTTCTAATAATGATAGTTCGCTTTCAGTAAAGACTGATAGTTTTTTATTATCCTTTTTCTTTAGGGTTTTAAGCCGCATACAAGGGTTTGTGTGGATAATGGCGTATGGTGATATGGCGTAATTGAATAACAATTTTAAAACGGCGGTGCATAGATTAATTGAACTGATTGAGTAGCTTGTATTATTAAATTCGCGCGTAATATCTAGCGTTGTTATTTCTGTTATTTTCTTATTTTTTAACGCATCAACTACATTTAATGCGTTTTTGTACGCGATTAAAGTATTGGCCGTTAAATTCAACTGTTCGTTTAAATATATATTGAAAAATTGCATTAAGGTTAAATCTTTTAGACTATCATCTATTGAAAAGGTGATAGTCTTTTTTAATTCATCAATGATCGTTTGCGCGTGAATTTTAGCAGCCTTTTGCGTTTCAAAACCCTGTTTAGATTTCTGGCGCCAGCGGTTGCCGTCTTTGTACGAAACGATGCATTGAAACCCTTTATCTTTCTTTCTTATGGTTATATTGCATTGCATCGTCTAATTCCTCTATTGAATATTTGGCTATGTAATGCGCGGCAATAAATAAAGCTAATACTATAATCGCTAATATATATCTATGTTCTTGCCACGGCACAAGGCCCAAAGCCAAGCCAATAATTAAATAAAAAACACTTTGATAAAAAGCTACATTAATTGCATCTTTCTTTTTCATGTTGAACCCCTTTATTTAACAATAAATGCGCAAAAGTATTCGCATCTATTTCAAGTTTTGCGCGTGTGGTGCTATCTAAGCCGCCGTATAAATCGTATTCACCATGAAGCAATGCATGCCCTAATTCATGCGCAAGTGCTTCGCGCTGCTGGCGCCTACTTAACCGGCTATTTATAATAATAGCCTTTTTAATCTCCGGTTTAATCAGTACACCACTAACACCTACGGGCATACGTTTATAAAATACTTTAATGTTTAACTTGCTTGCAATGCTGCGCGGTTCATTTGAGCCGTGCGACTTAATTAAATCTAAGACAAAAGAACACATATTGAACATGCTAACAATTCCCCTTGAATATTATTAATCTTCTAATACAGCTTTCAACACCTTTGATAATTTCGCTTTTTGCGAAGTAGTCAGTTTACGATCACCATAATAACAAATTAAAGTGCTATCACTTAATTGTTTTAAATCAACTTTTCTTTCGGTTGGTTTAATCTCGGGCGTTCCCTCTACGCCTTCCGTAAAATAAGAGGTTGGCACGTTGAAATACTCAGCCAAAATTTTAACAGTCTTTAAACTAGGTGTTGAGTTTTGAGTTTTCCAACGTGAAATAGTACTTTGTGCTATGCCTGTATCCTTTGAAACTTGATACATAGAAACGCCTGTTTTTTGCATGGCATCACTGAACCTTTGGTAAAACATGTTTAACCTCCGCAAATTATAAACGATTATTTATGATAATTTACGAAAAGTTTACTAGACTACTTGCGAAAACGCAACTATAATTAAGTCATAAGGTAGTTGCGTGAATGCAAGCAATCTTATAAACAATCGTGTTATAGCAGGTATGAAAGGTGAAATAATTATTACTTGCTATAACGCAAGTATATCAAATAGAAAAGGTGGTGTAAATGATTAAAAATGATTAAAACTATTACAAAGAATATTTTCCGATTAATGGATAACAAAGGGGTTAGCGCCTATAAGTTATCTAAAGAAACGGGAATATCGGAAAGTGTTATTTCTAGGTGGCGAAGTGGCGAGCAATCGCCTAGCGTTAGCAGCTTGGTAAAGGTAGCACACTATTTCAAGTGTGGGTTATCTGAATTAATGAAAGGAGATACTAAATGAAACTAACGTACACCGTCGATGAGGTGGCCGATGTGTTAGGCATTTCTAAATCATCGGTGTACAACTTAAGAAATAATGGTGTAATACACGCTATTGAAAAATTACCAGGGTTATTGTTTTCAGTACAAGAAATTCAAAATGTGGCGGGTATAGAAAACGAATGCAATGCGTATAACTACCGCAAATTATTGAAACGATGTGAAGAACTTGAAACGGAAAACACGAAACTCAAACAAGGTATAAAAAAAATCACCAGCCAAATGCTGATGATTACGGGAGAAATGTAATGCGATTACTCACTATTATTAAAATTATCGGTGCGGTATTCCTAGCTGGTACGCCTGGAAGTTTAGAACTAGACCGCATCACAATGTACGAAGCATGCTTGCAAATCACTATTGGGATATTGTTATTATGCGGCGGAATATACATTGATGAAATTAAAAGAAATGCCCAACAGTAGCGGCAACTACCATTGGGCAACGATGCAAATCATGAGAAAGCATCTTAACCGCATAATATCATATGCGCGTTAAGGTGACAAGGTGAAAAATGGACTGGGAATTAAATAAAGAACAAATTGCGGAAGTTGTTGCAATGTATACGGAATTATGTGAAGAAATATCGGATGAAGAAGTTTCTTTACACCTTCGCGTTAGTAAAAATTGTACGGAAAATGGAAAAGTGCTTTTTACTTATGATGTATACGCGATATTTAAAGGCGAATTAATTTATATAAATATGGGTGATTATCGTTCGTTAATGAACTCAACCGTTACAAATTTTGAAGCAAAAGAAATTATTGATTTGTTGAAAGGTAATGAATAAATATGGCTAGTATTTACGAATTAAACAAAGATTACGCAGAACTATCCGCAATGCTTGAAACAGCAGAAACGGAAGAAGAAATTCAAGCAATTCAAGATACATTAGAAATGATTAATGTATCTATTGAAGAAAAACTAGAAAACACAGGTAAATTTATTAAAAATACGGAAAGCGATATTGCTGGTATTAAGGCGGAAATCGACCGTTTAACTGCAATGAAGAAAACAAAAGAAAACTTTGTTGAACGGCTAAAAAATAACGTCGAATTCGCACTAAAAGAAAAAGGCCTTGAAACGCTAACAGTTGGTACCTTTAAAGCTGGTTATAGAAAATCTGAAAGCGTGGAAATCATAAATCTTGATTTAATTCCAGCAGATTTTACAAAAGTTGAAATTAAAGCCGATAAAACTGCCATTAAAAAGGCCATTAAATCTGGCGAAGTGGTGGACGGTGCAGAAATTAAAGTAAACCAAAATTTCTATATTAAATAGGCAAGGTGAAACATGGAATTTAGAACGTTAAAAGCAAACGAAATAGATTGCCGTATCCAATCATTAAATGAAAAGAACGGCAGCGTAGGCGCGGTGGTACTACTATATAAAGATGCCCGCGTTGATATGCGCCTACTTGATGAAGTTGTAGGTGCTATGAATTGGAAACGTGAACATACGATCATTGGCGATAGGTTATATTGCACGGTTTCAATTTATAACGAACATACCGGCGAATGGGTTGGTAAATCTGACGTCGGCACAGAAAGTAACACTGAAAAGGAAAAGGGCCAAGCATCTGATAGTTTCAAGCGTGCATGCTTTAACTGGGGCATTGGTCGAGAATTATATTCAGCACCATTCACCTATATCAACCTACAAAGTGGCGAATGGCAAAAAGGCAAGGATGGACGGCCTAAATCATACGCAAAATTCACGGTTAAAGAAATCGACTATGACGAAAATCGAAATATCAATAAATTAATCATAGTGGATAGTAAAGGAAGCGTGCGTTATACAATGGGTGGAAGCACGGCACCTGTTCAATCAACAAAACCAAAAGAAAAGCACGTTGCCGGATACGATGAATTTCTAAAAATACAAAAAGAAAAAAATGTACCACCGGTAGAAATTACAAAGTATGTAGCAACCGAATTCAAAAAGCCACGTGTTTGCATGCTAGATGAATTTGAAATGGTGGCGGCGTTAAAGTGGATAGATAACTACGGCCAAGATAAAGAGAAAAAAGGCTTTACATTATACGATAATGCAGACCAAGAACTTGAACACGAAGATGCCGGAGACCGCATTTAATGAAATGGGTTACAAAGGGAATTAACTTAATAAAGTCTATAGGCTGGAACGTATTAATTCCGGCCCCTATAGATGAAATGTTAAGTAAGTTAGACCCTAACATTGAGTATATCGTTGAAATCAAAAAGAAAGTAAAACGCCGTTCATTAAATGCCAACGCGTATGCATGGGTATTGTGTGAAAAGATAGCACATGAACTTTCAAAAAACTCCTACATTTCAAAAAATGACGTGTACAAGCGCGTTATTCAAGAAGCTGGTACATTTACCTATCTACCAATTAAAAACGATGCTACAGACCGTTTTATTGAAATTTGGCAAGGCCACGGATTGGGGTGGCATGCAGAAGATGCCGGCCCAGCTAAAACGGAAGGATATACAATTATCCGCGCATATCACGGAAGCAGCGTTTACACGGTAGACGAAATGCGGCGCTTGATTGATGCACTTATCGATGAGTGCAACCAGCTAAATATACCGATTGAAACCAACGATTACATTAATTCGTTAATACAGGATTGGGGAAATGAACAGAAGGAAGAAACTTGATAACGTTCTATATGCCCGTACCAGAAAATGGGCGTATGAGCGAGATAACGGGCAATGTGTATTGTGCGGTGCGCCTGCATCAGAAGTACACCACATTGTATTTAGATCACAAATGGGGTTATCGAATTTAAAAAATTTAGCGTGCTTATGCCGTGATTGCCACAATAAGGCACACGGCGAACATGCAAAAGAGATACGGGAAATATTGATTGAACGAAATGAGGGGGTTGAATGGCCGAACGACGAATGATGTCAAAGAAAATTATTGATACTGATAATTTCTTAGACATGCCACAAAGTACACAATGCCTTTATTTCCATTTACTGCTACGGGCGGACGATGACGGCTTTATTCAATCACCGAAAAGCATTATGCGCATTACTGGGTGTAAAGACGATGACTTAAAACTCCTTATTGCTAAAGGCTTTGTGATTGGTTTTGAAACTGGCGTAATCGTAATTAGACATTGGCGGATACACAACTACGTACAAAGTGATAGATACTCAAAATCTGAATTACCGGAAGCAAAAAGCGTAGAGTTAAAAAACAAGGTTTATGAAGTAGTTGAACCACCGATAAACCCAGATAATACCTGCATGGATACAAAATGGATACAAAATGGATACAATCTGGATACACAGATAAGAATAGATAAGATAAGAGAAGAAGAGAATAGAATAGAAACACTATGTCATGTTACACATGACGATGTGGATAAATCTCACTTTGAAATTATCGAATATCTTAATCTTAAAACCGGTTCAAAATTCAAGCCTACAACTAAACCATATGTACAGGCGATTAGATCACGATTGAAAGAGGGATACACGGTAAGCGATTTTAAAACCGTCATTGATAAAAAATGCCGTGAATGGCAAGGTACAAAACTAGAAAAGTATCTCACGCCTAAAACGCTATTTGCGCCAAGCCACTTTGACACGTATTTAAACAGTAATGAAACGGCTGCAATGACTGATACAGAAAGAAATATTGCAGAATTAAACGCGCTAATTGATGCGGCAGAAAGGGGAACAGATGAAACCGGAAACGTTGAAAGCTACGGGCCAACTATTGATATATGACAAGTTCGATAGTGCGAAAGTTAAAATGTACGCCTATATGCTGGCAGATATTAACCCGGTAACGCTGGCGGAAGCAATCAAGCAATGCATTAATACATGTGAATTCGTTCCAACTGTTGCCACTATTCGCAAGAAAGCGGCAGAAATTTCCGGATATGTAAACGGAAAAGAAGAACGATTGATAGCGCAAGATGCATGGGGAGTAGTCAGAAAGAAAGCCAGTAGCGTAGGTTATGAAAAAGGCCTTGATGAATTGGAAGGTATTACAAGGTTAGCGGCTAAAAGTGTATGGCATTTCTTTGACCCAAGAAATTGCCAAAGTTATAACGAAAGCGCAGCAATGAGCCAGTTTTGTAAAGCGTACGAGCAACTGGCAGCACGCGAACAAAAGAACATGGAAATTGCGGAAGGCATCAAGCATAACGGCCTGTTAATGGAAGCACGGAAGCGCGCAGAACTTAATATGCCGAAACAAACAGAAGTTAAGATGCTGGATAACGGCCATTTGATTGAGGTTAAAAAGTACGAACCTATAGACCTTAAAAGCGCCGTTGAAAAAGCGAATATTTCGGAAGAGGGGAAAGCGTTAATTCTGGGGGTGCTGAAATGAATAAGAAATACAATGTATTTCCGAAATTAATCGAGTGTAGAGAATTGTTGAAATACACTCAATCAGATATGGCGGCTTATGTTGGAATAGGAAAAGAAACGTACAAAAGAAAGGAACACTACGAAGTTGATTTCAGATTAACAGAAATGTTGGCAATTCAAGAAGTCATAAATAATGAATTACAAACAAATTTAACGCTAGATGAATTATTTAAAATGGAAAAAATCGTTTAAATGCGTTGTATGGAATTTTTAAGCTGTCAACGATAAAATCCATAAGGACGAAATAGTAGAAGGGGTAAAATGAGCGAATTTCCCCAGTAGAATTAGAAAATAGAAAGGGAAATATATTATGAATAGTGTTCAATTATTGGGAAATCTTGCACGTGATCCGGAAGTACGTTATACGCAATCTGGCCGAGCGGTTGCAACCTTCACAATTGCAGCCAGCAATACATATGTTGATAGTGCTACAAACGAAACGAAAGAACAAACGGCGTTCATTAATTGCGTTGCCTGGGGCAAGCTGGGCGAAGCAGTAGGAACCTACAGAAAAGGAAACCGCTTATTTGTAGAAGGCAGAATTCAAACAAGAAGTTACGAAACACAGGACGGCCAAAAAAAATATGTTACGGAAGTTATCGCCGGTTTCGTTGGGGTATCCGCTTTAAATGATGCGGCAACAGAAAGTAATTTTGATAGTTTTGCAGATGATAAGGGGAACGATGAAAATATTCCGTTCTAGGGTGAAAAAATGTTAGTAAAAAACGAGAATGAGTGGTGCTGGTGCCTTGGTGAATATGTAGGGTATCCAGAAAAAAGCATAGAGGATTGTGTAAATGATTTTGCTAAAACGTATCCAGCAGAAGAAGTACCGATGATTAGAGTTGGAAATCCTTATTATTATGTTCCTACTGTTGATGCTGAACGAGTTATTGAAGAGATTGTATGTGGTGATTTAGACGATGAAATTGAGGAATGGTCGGAAGATTACCTTTTAAGTGTAAAACAAGAACATATAGATGAATTACAAGCGGAATTAACCGATGTATTTCGTAAATGGGAAAACCGCCACGGATACAACAATACATCTTTTGTGGTGCTTGAAACTATAAACCATTTTGAAAATAAGGAGATAAAAGCATGAAAAATGTTGCATTGTTGGTGTATGTAGTACTTGCGATGTTAGTAAAGGCTTTAGGCTTAGCGTTCATTGTTTCAATGGTGCTATGGTTATTAGGTTTATTTGGCATTGCAGGTAATACGGTATTGGGCTTATTTGTATCAACGTTTGTTTTAGCGTTGATCACCGGCGCGTTAATGGAAATGATTAAAAAAGGCGCACTATGAAAACAGTACAAACAAAACGTAAACAACAATACATAAAAGCGTATTGCCTAATGTATCCGTGGTATCTGTACGAAGCACATTGCGAATGGGTTGAGGCTGTAACTTATGCAAGTCCTGGGCCTAGAAATAAGCCAGACGGCTTGAAGCATGGTCGGCATTGTTTAAAGTGGTTGTTGGAATATGATGCACAATCAATGAGCGGTGAAACGAACATATGGGGCATAGTAAATGATAGATGGTGAGTAGATGAAAGTAGAACTATTTAATGATAATTTCCAAAACTTTAAACGATATGGAATACCAAAGGCACAGTTGGTAATAGCAGATATTCCATACAATCTAGGGAATAATGCATATGCAAGTAATCCTATGTGGTATGTAGATGGTGATAACAAAAACGGCGAAAGTAAAAAAGCTGGTAAAGCGTTTTTCAATTCTGATTACAATTTCAACATTGCAGAATATTTTCACTTTTGCAATCGGTTATTGAAAAAAGAACCTAAAGAACGAGGTCAAGCACCATGCATGATTGTGTTCTGTTCGTTTCAACAAATGCCAATGGTGATTGAGTATGCAAAAAAACATGGGTTTAAGAATTATATTCCTATCACATTTAATAAAAATTATTCTGCACAGGTATTAAAAGCCAATATGCGGATAGTTGGTGCTACTGAATATGCATTAATTTTGTATCGTGAAAAGTTGCCTAAATTCAATAACAACAAAAAAATGATATTTGATCACTTTGAATGGAAACGTGATAACAAAAATATCGTTCCTAATATCCACCCAACACAAAAGCCTGTAAGTGTATTGAAACGCTTAATAGAAATATTCACAGATGAGGGCGATGTGGTGATTGACCCTGTAGCTGGTAGCGGTAGCACGTTGAGGGCCGCAATGGAGTTAGGAAGAAGTGCATACGGCTTTGAAATTGACAGAAAAATGTATGCCAAAGCAAAAGAAGAAATGTTAAGCGATGTAAAAGTACAAACAAGCTTAATGGAATTTGCAGAATAGAAAAGAGAGGTAAACATGTTACATATAAAAGTATTTCAAGGTGGAGAAACTAGATTTTATAACACTAATTCATTTAAGTTAGGCACGGGGAAAAACGAATTCTATAATTTTTTAGAAGTTATAACAAATGTTAATTTGGGTCATAAAAAACTTATTGGATTTGAAGATGCAGAAACAAATACAAAAGTTTTTGTATCACCTATTGCGTGTTTAATTGAAATTAAGGAAGTGGCGGTCGAATGAGTGCGGTATATATAGAAAACTGGCTTGTGTTGGGTACTTGCATATATAGCAGAAAAACAGCAGATGCAGCATTATCCATGCTGGGGTTAAGGAAAGAAATAAAACGAAAACCGGCATACCAAGATATTGAAACAAGTGCATTGATTAAATTACGTAATGAAGGGTTAAGCATAAGACAGATTGCAAGCGTATATAGTGTATCTGGTACGTTTGTTAGAAATCGCCTGTTGGCTGCTGGTTTAAATCTTGAAAGGCGGAAGCGATGAAACAAGCATTAATAAAAGGCGCTAAAAGCGATGAATGGTATACACAAGAACAATTTGCAAGTGCTTTAACCGTGGTTATTGGTGGTGAAATTTTAAAACCAAAGGTAACGGAAAATTCCTATTATATTATGATTGAATACAACGTTAAAAACGGAAGAAAAACGTGGCGATTACGGCAAGTGATTTCAAAAATGACAATGCAGAATTTTAACGGAACAATGGAAACATATTTAGGTCATGTTAAGGATCAGATAAAGTACTTATTAGCAACAAAAGGAGAATTAAATAATGACGAATGAGCAAAAATGGCTATTGCAAGAAATGTACGATGAGGGGTACCGCGATATTAAAATAATCGGTGTATATGCCTATTTCGTAAACCCAACATTTATTGAAAACGGCGGTAATTTCAAGGTGCGCGATAATACCCCGCGTATTCCGTGCAAGGTACTGGGGTTAAGTCATAAACAAGATAAATATTCTATTGGTGCGTTGCTGGGTATTATGGAATGGGATAAGGTTCCAGTTGATACAAAAATAATTGTTAAAACGGTATTCGGTGAACAGAAATTATATTTTGCTGGTGTAGGCGAAAAAGGCTTTATATGTTGTTTTCCTTGTGGTGGTACATCGTGGAGTTATTCCGGAAAGGCTATGTTATGGAGTTATGAAGAAGATGATGCGAGGTTAGCAGAAAATGGGTGTGATTGATATAGTGTTCAAAGGTCGCCCTGTTACTAAAAAGAACCATGGGCAAATTGTAAAACGTGGCAACAAACTGGGTTACATTCAATCAGAAGCCTATAGGAATTATGAAGATGCTTGTTTGTGGCAGTTGGCTGGGAAAAAGTTGCATATATCTGGCATTGTGGTTGTTGAATGCAAATACTATTTGCCAAATAAAAGAAGCTGGCCGGACTTAATCGGGTTACTACAGGCGACTAGCGATATATTAACCAAAGCCGGCGTAATTGATGATGATAAATGGATATGTTCATATGGTGAAAGCTGCATAGCGGGTATAGATAAAGAAAACCCGCGGGCGGAAGTTCGTATTATGGATAGGCGAAACGCCGTACTAGAGCAACTTTTGAAATAAGGAAATATACGGGGGTTTAAAATGGGTATAATCAACAAAATTAAACGGTTTTTGTTTGGTGATAAGCGATATAATGCGGATATTATCAAGGTTAAACGATGTTTACCAAGTGTATTATTGCCGAAAGTTGGCAGCGAAGATGCCGCCGGCATGGACTTTTATCAACCAGAAGGCGTAGTAATAGAACCGCATCAAACGCAATATGTAACGCTGGGTTTAGCGGTAGAAATTCCAAAAGGGTATATGTTGATGTTAGTGCCACGATCTAGCATGAGTAAAACGCCGTTAATTATTCCGAATTCGTTCGGTGTGATTGATGCGGATTATCGGGGCGAAATAAAAGCGATATTACATAATACCAGCGATGATGCATATTTAATTCAAAAGGGCGATAGATTAGTACAGGGTATTCTTGTACCAGTAGGTGCATTAAAGTTGTTAGAGGTCAACGAATTAACCGAAACGGCGCGCGGTACTGGTGGTATTGGTAGTACGGGGAAATGATAGAGGGGAAATAATAGTTATGAATAATAGAATAGATGTTGATAAATTGGGAATTGCCGAAGATAAAAGCGTTACGCCAGAATGGCAAGTGCGTTTCGTTGAAGAATACAACGAATTGAAAAACAGAAAGATGAAACTGCATAAAATGCTAGTAAAATATGATGCTGGAACATTAGATTTTAAACCTACATGCCCGGTTGAATTGTTAAAGCAACAAGAAATTGTAATGAGTGAATACATGCGTATCCTTGAAATTAGGGCGCAAATGGAAGGCGTCATATTAGACTGATAAAAACCGCTAAGGGGCGAAATAAACGCCCCTTTAATATAATATTAGTAGGCGAAAGGGGAAATGTGTAATGCCTATTATCAACCCGATGTATTTGTATTTGATTGAGGTAATACATAATTTAGATGTGATAAATAACTTTGTTTTTGTTGTGTTGGCGTTTATGGTGTTGTCTGCTGGTGTCATGTATATTATTGACGATTACACAAGGGAAATATTTGAACCACACAAAGGCAAAATGATTGCGTTGTTTGTTGTATTTGCGGTTAGTGCTTTAATCACGGTATTAATTCCTACAAAAGATACCATGTATAAAATGCTAATTGCCAGCTATGTAACAACTGATAATATCCAAATTGTGAATGATGCCATTAAAACCAACTTGCAAGACTATTTAAACATGTTAGGGGAAACAGTTAAGAACATGAGATAATGAACCATACGGGGGAAATATGACAGATAAAGACTACAGGGAATTAGCTAAAAGCTATTTAGAGCCTATCAAATTAATCACAATGAAAATTAACTCATTGAAAGAAGATCTAAAGCATTTACAATCAGATATAACAACTATAGGCGCCGTGGACTATTCAAAAGAACGCCTAACAGGTGGCGGAACACCGGGCGGACTGGAACAACAAATTATACGCCTTGAAAGCAAACGCGATGCCGTACACAAAGAAATAGGCGCATTAATTGATGAGCGGGAAACCGCAGCGGATATCATCAACACATGCACCACAGGGAAAGCAAATATTTTATTATTGCGCGAATACATCGACGGAAAAAGCGCCAAGCATGCACGGTATTTTACAGATTTGGAAAAGTCGCAAGCGGCAGAATTAAAAACGGCTGGCCTTGTACAGGTAGGTTACTATTTGCATCATACATATTATGCGTGCGTGTATACGGCTAAAACGGTATAAGTCGGACTATATCGGACTATATCGGAAACAGGAGGAAACGCCATATATAGTATAATATAAGGTGTAAAGTGCTAGTTGAGTATTTGCATTTTCTCCTTAGGCAAACAGGTTAGTAGTTGCGGGGTACACAACGCCCCGCAATTGCATACTGTAAACAAATACCGATATAGTGAAAACCTTCATACTATAAATAATTTTGCTGTTGTTAAATTTCATTTGTTTTTTCGTGGTTGAATACTTGTATCGTTTCAAAAGTTTCATAAGAGCGCATGAGAACTATCGGTATTTGTTTAGAATATGCAATAAAATAGAATAAAACAAAAATAAAATGGGGTGTATCCGCGACGATATACCCCATTTTGTGTATAAAAACAATATTTAATTATTGAAAATCGAACGTGCTGCATGCGTTTTGTATTTAGTGCGGAACGGTGCAGCGTGTTTGGTTTTGAGTGATTAAAAAAGCCGCTATTATTTAGCGGCTAATATTTGGCGTATTTGGTTATTCATTTCTTTTTGATACTCATCTATAGTATCAAATATTGTTTCGCGTAGGTTAAATGCGGCGAACGCATCATATATCGAATTAGTACGGCGGCGAAGTAACTCACATTTTTCAGCTATATAACGAAGCATCATAACAATGTTGCTTAAATCGTCATAACCTAGTGTTTGAATTATGCCGTCGTTATTGTATTTAACGCCAGTATAAGCGGCTTGTAATGTTTCGATATTGTTTAGTTCGTTGTATCTGATCGCGTTTTTAATTTCTTGAATAGTCATTTGCATTGTTGTATTCTCCTTTGGTTTAAATAGTTGGCGGTAGTGGTTATCTACCGCCTTTATTTGTTATTCGTAGTAGTGGCAAGCAATAACTTCGTTTGTGTTATTGTCGATTAGTTGCCATTCAAACCCAAAACTCATTGTACTAATGAAATCGGAAGCATCTGTTTTGTTTTCGAAGTTCCATGTTTGAGTTGTGTTTAAGTCTTTAAGTGTTAGCATTTTAATTTCTCCTTTTTACTTAATTGCGTTTTCCGATGTATCTTATGGCTTCATTATACTTGCGTTTTCGCAAGTAGTCAATAGGGAAATTAAAAATTTTTCAAAAAAGTTTGTAAAGGTGGTGAAAAGCTAGTGAATATCATATGTACAAAGTCAAAATGTCTTAACAACAAGAAAGGCCAATGCACGGCCAAAGAAATATACTATGATGGATTGTGCCAAACATATTGCACTAGCCAACACGCAGCCAAGCAAGTAGCCGGCATATGTGCGCGATCACATGGGCGCATGAAAGCAAAAGACAATAACATTCTGAAATAAGGTGGTGAAACAATGGCAAAAACAACATATAAGGACTGGGAAGCAGAAGAAAAGATTTTACTGCTAAAAGGTTGGGCGCGTAACGGCCTAACAAATGAACAAATTGCATCTAATATGGGTATTGCAGTTTCTACCTTATGGGAATGGCGCAAGAAATCACCGAAAATATCGAACGCCCTAAAAATAGGAAAAGATGAAGCAGATTTACAAGTTGAAAATGCACTTTATAAAGAAGCGTTAAAGGGAAACACTACCGCAATTATATTTTGGCTTAAAAATCGCAAGTCTAAAGAATGGCGCGATAAGATACAACAGGAAATTACAACAGAAAGCACCGTTAAGTTGGTTATTGATAACGATGAATTGAGTGATACAGATGAGTAAAACAAATCTGTTTCGCGATGTAATACGGCCAACACCTAAACAGAAAGAATTCTTGCGAGCGGTAAAGAAAAATATATATACGCTATATGGTGGCGCTGCTGGTGGTGGTAAATCGTATATACTCCGCTGGGGGTTAATATGGCTTTTAATTGATTGGTTTGTTAGAACAGGAATTAAAGGCATACGCGTTGGGTTGTTTTGTGAAGATTATCCAAGTTTAGATGATCGTCAAATCTCTAAAATAAAAATGGAATTCCCCGAATGGTTAGGAAGTTATAAAGAAAGTAACCATGAATTCACATTAAATAATGAATTAGGCGGCGGCGTTATCTGTTTTAGAAATTTGGATAACCCAAGCAAATACTTATCAAGTGAATTCGCTGCTATTGCTATTGATGAATTAACCTTAAATAGTCGCGACGTGTTCGATTTCTTGCGTATGCGGCTCCGCTGGACTGGCATAAGTGATACAAAGTTAATCGCAGCAACTAACCCGGGCGGAAAAGGCCATATGTGGGTTAAGGATTTGTTTATTGATAGAAATTTCACGAAAGAAATGCAACCATTCGCGGATAAGATTGCATATATCCAAGCAAGGGCAAGCGATAACCCGCATCTATCACAGAATTATATAGATGCACTTAATACGCTACCGGAAAAACTACGTAAAGCATACCTAGAAGGCGACTGGAACATATTCGAAGGTCAAGTATTTACGGAATTTAGAACGGAAAAGCACGTAATAGAACCGTTTGAAGTACCGCATCATTGGCAACGATATCGTTCAATGGACTGGGGATATACGAAACCATATGCAGTATATTCCTACGCGGTTGATTATGACGATGTGTTATATATTACTGGTGAATATTACGGCTGCAAGCCGGGCATGCCGGATACAGGAACGCAAGAAACGGCGCGGGAAGTAGCGCAAAAGATAGAACACTTGAAAGACTATCAAGGCGTAGCAGACCCAGCAATTTGGCAACGAACAGGGCATGACGGGCCAACGATTGCGGAAATATTTGCGACTGAGGGCGTGTATTGGGTGCGTGCTGATAATGATAGATTAGCCGGACTGATGCAAGTACATCAACGCTTGAAGGAAGGAAAATTAAAGATATTTAGTAATTGCGTACACTTAATACGAACGTTGCCAGCATTAACTTATGACAAAATTAAGGTTGAAGATGTGGATACCAAACAAGAAGATCATGCGTATGATGCGGTGCGTTATATGTGCATGGCTAGACCTGTAAAATCAGTTAAACCAGAAAAGCCATTTAATGACGGCTATAAGTATGTTGATGATAGCGAAGGAGATATAAGCGCATGGGGCGTATGAGTGAAAAGGCGTTACGTGATTACGCCTATAAGGTGTTAAAGTCGGAATACGGCGAACGCGAAGAAAAAGGCGTTATTATTCCGGCCAAATATACAGATGAACAACTGGCGGAATTTGCAAAAGCAATGCCACAATGGCAACTAGAGCAAATGTACGATATGATATATGGTTCTGAAATGGTGGAGTAATGAATATAGAACAAACATTTGATATATATGAAGCAAAGGCGAACGTAAAAAGCGCATTGAGTGCTACGTCAAACTGGCGGCGAAGTGCTACCGAAGATTATGCATTCATGCAAGGTAAACAATGGGACGATGCTGATTTAAAAAAGCTGCGTGAAGCTGGCCGCCCTGTAATCACAATTAATAGAATACGGGCAACTGTTAATCTGTTGTGTGGTTATGCATCACAGAACGAAACAGAACCGGACTTTTTACCACGTAGCGAAGAAGATGATAGAATCAGCCGTGTTGCGAAAGGCATCACAAAATACTGTTTAGACCGCGCGCACTATCAACGCAATAAAGGCAAATGTTTTCGCGATAAGATTATTTGTGGCTTAGCCAATTACTGGGTTAGTTATGAATTTGACTACACTAAGTTAGACGGCGCCATTAAAATCGACCGCGTTTCTCCGTTTGATGTATTCGTTGATCCAGAAAGCACGGAAGAAAACCTAAGCGATGCTCAATTCGTTGGCCGGTATAGTTGGGAAAGCACAAGAAAGCTAAAACAGGTATATCCGGATAAAGCTAATGAGATTGATTTGTTGAGCCATAAATATGACGATACAGAACTAGAAGCCGGAACGGTTGAAACTATTAACGGTGAATCGCTATGGTATAACGAAAAGTATAAAAAAATTCGTGTAGTCCAATATTGGTATAAGGAATACGGCAAACGGAATGTATTCATGACTAAAGAGGGGTTGATTGATGAAAGCAACCCGCTATTCGTTGTGTTAATGGCTATGGGTAAGAAACCTACTAGCATACCAGATACTAAAATCAGATATGCGACATTCGCCGATAACGTACTACTAGAAGAAGGCGAAAGTCCGTACAAGCATGGTAAATTCCCATTAGTACGTGAATATTGTTACTATACCGGTGAACTGGTAGATGATGAACTAGAACCGGCTGGCGTAGTTCGCGACCTTAAAGATGCGCAACGTGAAAAGAATAAAAACAGAAGTCAACGCATGCACGTTGTTAATCAGCAGTCTTTAGGTGTGAAATTCTGGCAAGGCCAAATAGATGAACACGATAAGAAAACGATTGAAAAGAAAAGCACAACACCGGGAGCAAATATATTCTTGAAACCGGGCGTTACATTCCAAGACGGTACGCCGTCAATGGATAGTGCTATTAGTCTGACTTTAGAGCAACAAGCAGACAATGACTTTTATTCAATAAGTGGCATCACTCCGGAAAGCCTTTCCGGTAGCATTGGTTCTATGAGTGGTAAGGCGATTGACTTGCGGCAATCTGTAACAACCGTACAAACGGCGGATATATTCGCGCAATCAAAAGAAGCGGAATTACAGATTGTTAAATTGTTATGGGGTGAAAAGAACGCTCCTGGTTTAATTCCTCAATTCTACAATCAAGAAAAGGCAATGCGGATTTTAGGCGACGACGGCAAAAAAGAATTTGTACAAATTCAACCTGAACTAGGTCAGCCGATGCAAGAACAAGTCGTCACGGATCCGTTTGGACAACCTAAAGTAGATGAAGAAGGCAATCCAATCAAACAAGTATTGTATGATTTGAGTTGTTTTGATTTTGATATAGTAATCAGCACTAGCCAAGCAAGCGCAACGGCTCGTAAGGCTAACCTATATCAATTATTGGAAGCTAAGAAAAGTGGAGTTGATATTCCTATGGATATTATCCTCGACTTTATGGATTTCCCAGAAAAAGAAGCCGTCAAGAAGCGTATTCAGCAAGCAGCAGAAAAGCCAGCTATGCCAGAATTGCGTGTTAGCGGCAGCCTAGATGATATGCCGGCGGAAGCGTTAAGTATGTATTTACAAACGCTAGGCGTACAGATTTCACCGCAGCAAATCATGGCGGAACGGTTAGCCTTGAAAGGTAAACAACAAAACATTCAAAATGCACCGCCAATTTTACCGCCTATGAATGATTTAGGCACTATGTAATATAAACTATCAACACAATAATAAACGCTCCTTAACGGGGCGTTTTTTATATTTCTTTCGCCCTAAGTAATGGCGTTAAAAGGCTTGCTTATACATTATCGCCCGGCAACGGCGTTAAACTGCCATATTCTTATATTCGTCCGGCAATGACGTTAAAAGGCAATAAGGAGTATTTGATATGGAAAAAGATTTAGTAAACATCGAAGAAGCTGGTTTCACACCGGAAGATTTAGAAAACGCGGGTGTTGAACTGGAAGAAACTGCCGAAGAAACGGATACACAGGAAACTGCACCAGATGAACCCTCTACAGATGATGCGGCAGAAGGTGATGCGAATGATGCGGAAGTAGAACCGAAAATGCCGAACACTAACGAAGAAACGGAAGAAACGCATGCGAACGATCAGAACTTAAAAGCGGCACTTGCACAGGAACGCGCAAGACGTAAAGCAGCGGAAGAACGTGCTAGACAATACGAAGCACAACAACGGCCAATTACATTGCCAGATGAAGAAGTATCAAATATTCGCGACTTTGTACGCCGTGAAGCATTGAAACGCTTTAACATTACGGCGGAAGATTTAGAAAGTCTTATGTTTGAAGATGTACAGAAATATAACGATTTCATTCGTTTTGAAGCCAACGCAGAATATACAATTACTAATCAGCAAATGGCGATACATCAACAAAGACAAACTAACATTAATTTCGTAAATGAAATTAAATCATTACCGAACTTTGGAGAATTGTATCAACGCGGTTTAGAAAAGCTAAACGGAATGACGATGCGCGATGCACAACCGATTAACGATGCTTTTTATCGTGTTGATATTGGCGAAGGTACGGAAGCCGATTTTGAAACCATTAGAAAATTTGTAACAGAATTGCAAAATGAACGGGCGACAAGTACCGAAGTACCGAACAACCCTTTACAAGTTGCGGCTACGTTGCCAAAAGCTGGCGCGTTAAATGGTGGCGTTCCTACGCCTAACAAAGTAACGGAAGAAGATATTTTAAAAGCGTATCAAACGGGCAATCTTGATGCGTTGCCGGACGATGTACGCAAATATTTTGACGAATTATAAGAGGTAAAACATGGCAGAACAAAGAAATCAAGTTAATATTCCAGCGGCCTTAGTTCCTAAAGTATGGGCCAAAAAAGTATGGCGCGAAGGCTTGAAAGAAAGCTATTTTGATAAATTTACGGCATTGGACGGTTCCAACGTTGTACATAAAAACAAAGATTTAGAAAACGTAAAAGGCGATAGCGTAGTATTCGGCTTGATGATGAACTTAACAGGTTCCGGCGTTGAAGGTAATAGAGCAAAATTATCCGGTGCAGAAGATACCTTGAACATTTATGATTTCGAAGTAAATACTCAATTAGTGCGTAATGCGGTTTCCCGTTTTGAAGCGGACGACCAAAAAACACAATATGATATGTTGAAAGAAATCAAAAGCGCGTTAAAACAATGGTTATCGGACTGGTTAGACGATAAATTAATCTCTAAACTTTCTGCAAGTCCTACTAGCACCGAAGTATTATATGCAAGCGCAGCTAATTCGCAAGCAAGCATTACGGCAAATGATAAATTAACAACAACTATTATTTCTCGTGCGAAACGTAAAGCAATGATGCACGGCCCTAAAGTGCAGCCGATTAAGGTTGACGGCATGGACAAGTATATTATGCTTGTATCCCCATGGGCGGCTCGTGATTTAAAAGACGATGCTAAATGGTTAGCAGCACAACAAAACGCAAATGTTCGCGGTTCTAAAAACCCTATTTTCACAGGTGCATTAGGTGAATATGACGGTGTAATTCTTTACGAATACGAACGCGTATTATCTGATACTACGGGTGCATCTAGTGCAAATGTATGTCATAATTTGTTGTTGGGCAAACAAGCAGCATGTTTCGCAGTAGCTAGACCAGCGAAACACATCGAACAAACAGACGATTACGGCAACATTGCTGGTAATGGTATTGCGTTCTATGGTGCAGTTGAAAAAACTAAATTCAATAGCAAAGACTACGGCGTAATTCAAGTAATGACTGGCGGCGTTGTTGAACGCTAATTTATAGGTATAGGCGGGGTGATACCCGCCTTTATTCTTATATGGGGTGAATATGAACGTAAAACAAATAGTAAATAGGGCGTTCATGCAAATAGGCGATACATCGCAAGAGACGTATACACCATACCAGTTATTGGAGTATTACAACGAAGGTAATCACCTATTGAACGCTTTAATTAGCCAATATTGCCCTAGCCTTGCAACTGCCACACATGAAGATAACGGAACGGGGCGAATTGTACTGCCGTTTCAATGTATCGGAGTGTTAAAGGTACAAGCAGATGATGCGGAAGTGCAAGGGTATCACGTATTGAATTTACAAACGGTGGTATTTGATGCGGATCATGAGCAGAAAATCACCGTTGATTATATAAAGACAGCTGGATATAAAACGCTAGATGATGAAAGCGGACTACCGGCAGAACTAGAAACATTGTTAGTTGATTACATCGTGTATCGCGTAATGAATATGGATATAACCGGCATTACTTCCAATATGGTAAATGCATTACAAACAATTAACAGTGGACTAGGTGAAAATGATTGTATTATAGCGGAAGGGTATTGGGATTATGGTTGTAAAAGAACTGATTACTCTGGTTAATGTTGAAAGCAACGAAATACTAGATGAACAATTAGAATATATCCAGTACATTAACGCCGCTATTGATTGGCTAACTACTATATTGGTTAGCATTAAAGACCGCGAAGTAGTTAAGAATACGGATATACCAAACTTAAAAGCCGTACCGTCCGACTTTATGGGGTTCATTCCAAAGAGTGGTTATCCTATCCGCATCATTAACGGAACGTTTGAAACCTATGACGGGGAAATAGTAAAAGGCGTATTTTATAGCGTGCGTAAAAACCACGTTGACGAATTGGACGATGCTATTCCGTTTTCTGAATTCTTTCATCAGTATCTAGTGCAGCTTATATCTTTCATGGTAAAGAAAAAATCTCTTATGACTGATTATGCTGCCTATGATAAGACCTTTATTGACTACATCACGGAACAAATTAAAGTGGCAAGGGGTATTACATAATGGGCGTAAAACAGGTAGCAACAACAAACGGTTTCCGGTTGGGCCTTGACTGGTCGAACCCGCCCGAAAATATTGATATGCAAGCCCTAACGCAGGCTAGACAATGCGAATTCGATAGAACGGATAATGCATTACGTACAGTACCAGGGGTTAGAGTACTGTATGATTTCGGCTTGCCCATTGAAACGTTGTATTACGATGTGTATCGGAAGCGTTGGTATTTTTCATCGAATAAGAATTTATATGAAACAGATTTCAGCACTCACAAACTATTAGGGGTATTAAGTGGTGTGCAAAAGCCTATGTATCATGCATTCGGTGGTGATATTCTGATTGCTAGTGGCGGAAAACTACAGGCGATTACGGGAGCGGGGCAACTCATTACAGTAGAAAGCCCTACATGTGAAATTGTTTCCAGTCATTCCGGACGTGTGTTGCTTTCATCGATTTATTCGCATCGGTTGAATTGGTCGGCGGTAGGCGATTATCAATCATGGACACACAATGGGAATGATGCATCTAGTGCGCAGTGGTTAGACGTCGGGTATAAAGACCAGGGCAGCATTATCGCCGTTGATTTCCTAACGCGTGCAATTATCGTATATAAGGAATACGGGCGCGTGTATCAAGTAGTGGGGACACCGGATGAAAACAACTTAACTGTTTACCCACTATCATCTACTGGGTATTGTAGCGGTTCAACATGTAATATCGACGATAGATCATATTATCTAGGCGAACAAGGGTTTATGTCATTCATGCCTACTAATACGTATGCAGAAATACAACCTTTTGAAACTGGGCTTAATATCAATTCCTACTTGCTTAAATACATCACTAAAGATTGTGAGATGTGGCATGTACCTAGCCGTAAGCAATTGTGGATAAAGCCATACAATGGGGATAGCTTATTCATCTATCATTACCTGCCACGATACAATGACGGCCGCGGAGTATTCACGTCTAGGAAATTCACGTATAACATCAATTCCGTTGTAAGCGTTGATAAAGATGTATATGTAGCCTATGGCAATAAGATTGGTATTCTTGATGAAAGCATAGATACAGATGACGGCGTACAAATTAAAACCTCTATTATTAGTGGCAATCGATTGGCTACACGTCAATTCATATTGATTATGAACTACAATTTCGTAACACATAATATTATTAATGGATATGGCACAATTGGCATTTCCAATAAGAAGGCTAAGCCTATTAATTTTGCTAGTAAGGCTACTAAGACATATTATGCAACGATGAAAACTATAAATGCTACAAGCAAGATGAACACTAACGAATACACCAAAGCTTATAAGATTGGTGGCGGTGCTAATCGTAATGTGCAGTTTAAAATACACGTTCAAAAAGGGGCTATATCTCTAAGGCAATTAGATTATACGTATGAAGAGGTTTAAATATGGCATATAAAGAAAAACACCCTTTGGATATCACACCCCAAGGGGATACGGTGCAGGATAGCATTCAGAAAAACCGGGCTGAAATATTAGAAGTCGCCAAAGCCGTAGAATTAAAGGCTAGTGGTGGCGGTAATACAGGCGGTGGCGTGCTACGGAATAGGGTACTAAACGGTAAGGTTGGTAATAGTGAATGGGCGTTTTTGATTGGTGATAATCTAAGTGTAATGATTGACGGCAGTCAAACTCCGGTATTATTATCATTCGCCAACGGGTACGATGATAACGGAAGTGTAGACTATGTAAGTACGATTACAAATAAAACGAGTGCATGGAATTTACCAGCGCAATCTACATCGTATTTATATATCGAACGCTCCGCATCGGGCGCGTTAAGTTATGGCAGTACTACTATTGAACCAGTGCGCCAAGCAAGTGCGCCGAAGGCTGAAATGGATAAAATGCACTATAACACGGTAGCCGATAAGATGTACCTATATAACGGCGTACAATGGAAGTCAGTGCTTCGTATTGTGGTTGCCATTGTAGTTACAGATAGTACATCGGTTAAAAGCATCAAATACTACCGCCCAGGGTTTAGCGGCGATGTAATGGCGGATAAATCTATCACTAGCGAGAAAATCGGGGATAAAGAAATAAAAGGTGCTAATATTGCCAATGAGCAAATAGAAAGCAAGCATCTGGCAAAAAGTATCAATGATTTATTTGCAGCGGTGAAGAAAGATATTGAAGATTTAAAACCAAAGATTGATAGCGTATTATCAAAAGCCTACCCAGTAGGTGCGATATATTGCAGTACCGTGGAGACCAACCCGCATGATTTATTTGGGTTTGGTACATGGGAATATATTGAACAGGGTAGGGTTCTATTATCACAAGGCGATAAATATAGTGCTGGTAGTACTGGTGGTGCTGAAACGCATACATTGACTACGCAAGAAATGCCTAAACATAATCACGGTGGGAACACTTCCGAAGGTGGTGGACACACGCATACAGGAACGGCACAAGATGCAGGAGAACATACTCATAAAGGTTATTTATATGGTACTGGTGCCGGTAATGGTAATTATTTAGGCCTTGGCGAATATATATCAAAAGCATGGATTACACCTTTTGATGGTTCAATGTGTAATGTCGATGTGAAAACTAGCGGTGGTCATAATCACACTATAGCCATTGATAGCGCTAGTAATCACACACACGCTATTAATCAAGAAGGTGGCGGACAAGCGCATAATATTATGCAGCCGTACTTATCTGTATACATGTGGAAGCGGGTGGCCTAATGAAAACGGATAGCCTTGAAAACATGATAAAGGACTATGAACGTAGAACTGGCGAACGTGTAGACCTAAGCGGGTACTATTTCGATGAAAATAATAACTACAAAGACAAATACAACTATTATTTTAAATACTTCCCTAATGCGGGTTTCTTATTCTGGACTATCAATGAATATGAAGGCGTAAGATATTTTACAATCTGGCAAACATACGGGGATATGAAAGTAATCGGAAAATACATTGTTGATGTGATGAAATTAAACGATTTAGATATTATCGTTACGGCTACACATCGCAGCGTTAAAGGGTTCATTAAGAAGTGGAAAATGGAACGCGTTCCAACTATGGACTATGTATATAATGGGTTCAATTATAAAGTGCTAAAGACTGTTAGAAAACATCTTGAAGCAACTTTGTAGAAAGGAAAAGCATGTTTATATTTGACTTGCAATTATTTGGCGGTGGCGGTAAAAAATCAAAGGTAAGTAGCATTGATGCAAAACTACCTACGGCCAGCGCCGAAGAAAAGGAATTGCTAAAAGGGCAAATTGATTGGATAAACGGAACTAACCAAAGCGCCAATACGTTGCAAGGCATGGGTAATGCAGCACTAGGTAATGTGATTACACCGGTATATAAAGATATGTTCAATCAGTATCTAGGTACTAATCAGAACAATCAAAATGCGATTGGTGCATTACAAAATCAGGTTTCAAGCGCTGGCGTGCAGAACCTAACCGACAACACAAAATACGCTAATCAGTTAGCGGCAAGCGTTGATAATATGAACAATACGGCAAGTCAATTAGCTAATGAGTATAGCGGAGCATTATTGCAAAATCAAAATGCTATGAACGCTATTACATCGGGCCAATTGCCTACTGCATACCAAGAAGCACGCCAAAAGGCACTAAACAATGATTTAGAAAGCACATTAGGTAGTGCAGTATCCGGACTTGCAAGCCGTGGTATTATCAATTCTTCACAAGCAGATACTGCTATTAACAATATCAGTAAAAATGCATCTAACACATTAGCAGCACAATATGCCCAAGACCTTAACCAAGCGGCAGGGCTTAACACCCAAGCACTTAATAATAATCTAAGTGGCATAGGCGCTAAAATGGGGTTATGGGGTAATACATATAATAACCAACAAAATGGGATAGTAAACCAGGCTAATTTGATGAACCAAGGATATACTAATCAAATGAGCAACGCAGGAACGGCCGCTGGGCTAGTTGGCCAACGTGAAGGGTTAGCACAAAACCCAATTAACACGGGCGCAACTACACAAGAAGCGGCAATTCAACCGGCGAAAGATTACTATTCTATGGCACAACTTAATAATGCAGATCAGGAAGATTTATTGAACCGCTACATGACGTTACGATATGGGTTAGCTAGCCCGGCACAAACAACAGTACGCCAAGGTAGTGGTGGTTTCTTTGGAGGGTTTATGAAAGGTTTTTGTTTTGTAGCAGGTACAGAAATTGCAACGCCGGAAGGTGGAAAAGCAATTGAAACATTTAAAGCGGGTGATGCCGTTATTTCACTTGATGCGGTAAACGATGTAATTGAAATGCATGATATGGGCGAGCATGAAACATATATGTTATCTACTGTAGATTGCACAGTACCAACTACGGCGAGTGAAAAGGTATTAACTCCGGAAGGCTTGAAAGTAGTTGAAAATCTCGTAATTGGTGAACCAATTATGACCGTGCATGGATATCAACCTGTAACGCAATGCGAACCAACCGGAAAAACTGAACAGGTTTACGAGTTGCAATGTACTGGTGATAATCTATTCTATGCCAACGGCATTATGGCAGAAGGTATCAATGAAGATGAACTGCAAGCCATTAAAGCAAAATTGAATAGTACTGAAGATGCTGGTAAAAAAACAAGCAAAAAAGGCAGTAAGAAAAATACTGAGAAAGTAGAGGAATAACACAATGGGAGTTATTTATTTACAAGACTTTGAACCATGGGCAGCCGTTGGCGAACTAGCCGGACAATATGCATCACATCGCCTAGGCGCGTTACAAAATAATAAAATGGCGAAAGGGTATCAAAGTATGTTAAATGGTGATGCTCAACAAGGGCAAGACCAGTTACAAGTGATTGATAACCAAAATAGAAATGCAATGCAGATGCAACCGACACAATTCAACTCCGCACAATATGTAAATGATGCAATGCGGAACAATTCCGTAGGCGCTCAAATGGTGGCGCAACATAACGGGTTATGGGGACAACCTACACAACCTGGACAAGTGGGACAACCTACACAACCTGCAGCGCCTGTACAAGCGAATACAGATGCGCCGGCGGTGGCAACGCAACCACAACAAAGTACCGGCTTATGGAATTTCCAAAATCTAAACAATACTGGTATTGGCGTACCTCAAACGTACCAAGACATGGTACAACAACGGGGTACTAATTTTTTTCACCAAGCGCCCAATTTGGTAAGCGATGGTAATACCAATGAGGATAAAGCGCCGGGCCAATACTCTATACCAGATAAAGCATCTGTAACAAGCGAAGCACGCAAAAGACTGGGGGCCAATACGTTGGCCCTAGTCAAAGCGGGTTTTGATTTCAAGACCGCCCAAAGCCTTGCGAGCGATCAATATCAAACTGATGTAAACACTATGTATGCGCAACAGGTCAACGAATATCAAGAAAAAGTTCTTGAACCTATGCGCCAACAAATCATGAATAATCTTGTATTTACGCAAGATAAAGACGGCAACCCTGTTGTTGATACATATAACACAAAACGGGTTAAAGGGTTAGCGCCAGCCGTTGCAAGATACAATTATTTAGCAAGTAAAGTAGGCGCTGGCACTATTGATATGAATAACTTAAATTCCATTGCAGCGCTTGATAAACCGGACTATAAATTTAGTAGTGCGCAAAACGGCCACATTGTACGTTACAACATGGGCGACGGTACTATTCAAGATATGGGCGGTTATGGCAAGGTTGAAACCAAACAATTTGCGAACGGCCAAGTTATCGTAATGACACCAGACGGCCAAATGAAAAACATCGGTAATTTCGGGGCTAAGAACATTAAAGTTTTACCTGACGGCAAAACGTATATTGTTGGCACAGACGGCAGCATGAAATATGTAGGTACACATATTAAACCGGCAACGGCTACACAAACAGGTACAAGCGGTTATAATGCGCAAGTATTAAGAACTTTATCCGCGCAGCATACTGCATGGGTAAAAGCTAACCCAGATAAGGCGGAAACAGAAAGTCCTTATTACGGACAATTACAAAGCGCATTAAGCGGTGCGCCTACTGGTGGCGGTGGTGCTGGAGCGCCAACTGTTAAACGGCAACCGACATATTCAAGCGAAGAACAAGCAGCAATATCCAAGCGAATGAACGAACTATCAGCGCAAGGCTGGAGCGATGATCAGATAGCGGCGGAACTTGATGCGGCCGGATACGGCAATTATAAATCGTGGTTAAAATCTTATTAATAAAAGGGGTAGACTATGGGTGCGTTTGATGATATTACAAGCCAATACGGCAAGGCAGCTGGAAACGGCAACGCCTTTGAAGATATAACAACCGAATACGGTGATGATGTAGGCAACGCGCCCAAGCCTACATTATGGGATAGTGTTAAAAATAATGCCGAATATGTTGCTAATGGCGTTAAAAACAATATTGAATGGATTGATAAAACAGGCAAAGAAATTAATGATAATGTAATGAATACATTATCAAATTGGAAAGATGATGTAGTAAATAAAGCAAATAATCTAAGTAGGGAGTATTCACAAAGTGCTGCTAATGCCCTTGAAGCTAATGGAGATAATTTTTCAGCATTTGATGATAACGGCGACTTTATAGAAGGACATGAAACGCCGGGCCTAAACAAAGCAAGAGTAGAGGCATACGATACCGCAATTGGTAAGCCGGCTGGATATATAGCTATGACGCCGTACGTACCGCCAAAAGTAAAATTGGTTGCAGGTATATTAGCTGCACCTACGGTTATCGGCAATGCAGTCGAAACGTACGATGCCAATGCAACGGCAGAAAACGAAGGAACGGCACCGGACGGGGTATTAGGGAATAAATATGTTGCTACGGCAAAAAATGTTTTAGTAGATCCGATTACGGAACCGGTTGGGCGTTTAGTTGATAATCCGGGCGAGTTCGCAAAAAATATTGTCATGAACCCTACTAATTTATGGGACGATGTGTTTTTACCGGTTGGCATGGTTAAAGGCGTAACACCTAAAAAGGTAACTGGCGCCATTGGCGAACGTGTAGGGCGTGTAACGGAGCATGTTAAAGAGAAAGCTGGCAATGCATTTGCAGATATTGGCGAAAAATTTAGTAAAGATGATGCGGTAGCAGAAATACAACCAATGCGCGAAGGCGTTCAATATAATGCGTTTGATGATGTAGCCATTCCGGAAGATACGGCCCCAACAGTTGAAGCAAAAGAATATTCCGCTGATGCACTTAACGGGCAACCGCTTGAAGGAGAAACAGGGAATATCCAAGCTGATATATATAACAGATATCGTCAAAACGGATTAAGCGACGTTGAAGCGGCGGGCATGACTGGCAATATTGGCGCCGAAAGTAGTTTTAACACCACCATAACAAGTGGCGACGGCAACGGTTCCCGTGGTTTGGTTCAATTTACTGGGGATAGATTGAACGGCGAAAAGGGTTTGTTAAAGTTTGCCGAAAGTAGGGGATTAGACCCATGGGATTGGAGAACGCAAGTTGATTTCAGCGTATGGGAATTGCACAATACGGAAAGCGCAGCATTTGAAGCAATGCGCGCAAGACCAGATGCAACACCAGCAGAAATGGCTAAAATTATTCGTGAAACCTACGAACGCCCTGACCCTTCCGTTGCTCGTGATAATGTTCGCGCTCAAATTGCAGAAGAAACATTTAATGGGAACTACGGAAAATATGAAAATGGGCCACGTGATACATCATTTAAAGATAGCAGCCTAGATCCAAATCGTGTTATACGTGATGAACCATTCAAAGATGAGTTTATTGAAAATGAAAAAACGATAAATGGGGAACAATCACATACAGATTTGAATAGTTTTGTTGAAAATACCGAAAATAAATTAGTTAAAAACGAAGATTTAGGTATAAACTATCAAGGCGAAGGCGAAACAGCCCGTACAGGCGAAATAAACGAATTTCATCCAGAAAACCGCATAAATGCTGAGTTTGTAGAGAGTGAAAAACCTAGAATTCAAGAAAACGCGATTGAAAATGATGTAAATAGTAAATTTAGATACGAAGAAGATGCGCCAAACGTAAGTTTGAAAAATGCTATTGATGATTTGCCATTGAAAGCACGCGAAACAATCGTAAATGAATTGAAAGACGTTGTAAAAGATGATGCATCTGAAACACGATTTACAGAATTAGAAAATAAAGTACATTCTAATACGGAAATTTTGCAAGACTTGAACCGTGCAACAAAGCCGGATATTCCAAAAGCGGAACTTGATGCGGTAAAAGTCAAATTATCAGAAAAGTTAGACGTACCAGTTGAAGCATTGAACCATGAATACATGGAACGTGTTCGTACTGATCGCGCTGCCGAACTTATTGCAGATACGCAAGAACTAAAAACGTTAAAAGTAGAACCGGCAGAAGGCGGCGTGAGTGCATACGCGCAGCAACCTAGCCAACTACTTGAACACGCTACGCATGAACAAGTATACGAAGCCATTGTAAAAGCCTTTGACGGTAACAAAGCAATGGCAAATCGCTATTTGGAAAGTAAAGGCGTTAAACCTACAGAACCATTACAATATAGCGTAAGGGGTAAGGAAACGCCGCATACTGGCGTTGATGAAGTAGAGCGATTAGGGCGAAACGTAACACGTAAAGAAATCATAGATGCAGTTAATACCTTGTTTAACCAGCGCATTAAAAGTGGCCGTTTGGGTAAAAAAGGCGTTGGCGGTTGGTACAATACACATACCGATGTCATTCGTAGCGGTAATTATGGCGATTTCCGCGTTATCATGCATGAACTGGGGCATTATGTAGATAACTATTTTAAATTTAGTAATGAACCGCGTTTTAACAACGAATTTAATCGTGTAGTACAAGACCGTTTCGGGAAAGCGTACAACAAGTTAGGCATGGAAGGTATACGCGGCGAAGGATACGCAGAATTCTTTCACGATTACGTAAGCGACCGCGCCAAAGCTAAACGCGAATTTCCAGAATTTTATAACCATTTCACGAAAGCAATTGCCAAAGAACCGGAATTAAACGGTATTACCAATAAATTATCTCAACTGGTTCATGAATGGCACCGTCAAGGCGGGGCAGAACGTGTAAAGGGTAGTATTTCGTTTGAGAGTAAAGGTAAAGTGAGCCAAGCTATTGATGCGGTTAAACGTGGTGAAACGCGCGACTTTATCAAAAAAGCGATGAGCGATGTATACACTAAATTGATTGATGAACTCAACCCGTTAAAAGATTTAGTAGAACAAGTCGAACGCGAAACAGGCGAAAAAATTTCGTTTGATGATAATCCGTATATGCAAGCGTGGCTTGCGCGTGGTTGGGCCGGTAAGGCGGAAACGTTAATAGAACACGGCGCGCCGGAATATAAAATTCCAGCGTTTAAAGATATTATTAAGGATATCGGAAAGAGAGAACATAAAGATTTTTCAGCGTATCTAGTGGCATTACACGATTTAGACCTACATAAGAACCAACAAAAAGCAACGTTTTCATACACGGAAGATGCTGCTGTATTAGGTAAGCACGCCGGAAATGAACGCTTTCAAAAGGCCGCCCAAGAAATCTATAAATATCAAGATTATTTGTTGGGTACGCTTGTTAAAGAGGGTATGTTGACGGCTAAAGCGTACCATACAATGCGCAAAATGTACCCGCATTACATTCCGTTTTTCCGCGATATGTCAGATGTAGGCATGCAATCGTTCTTATCTGGTGGCAAGGGTTTTATTGATGTATCTAGTCCGGTAAAACGGTTAAAAGGTAGTACGCGCGATATTATAGATCCATTGGAAAGTATTGTTAAAAATACGTTCCAATTCTATAACGCAATAGAACGCAATCATGTTGGCCGCACATTTGCGAAATTAGCCGATAAAAAAGGTGTAGGGCAAATTGTGGAACGCGTAAAGGGCGATAAAGCAAAAACGGATAATACGTTTAATGTTTGGGAAAACGGCGAAAAAGTAACGTATGAAACAACACCGGAACTTATCGAAACTATGCGTATGCTGGATAAAGAACAATCAAACATGATTATGAAGATTTTATCTTATCCAGCAAGTTGGTTACGTGCTGGTGCTACATTATCGCCAGAATTTATCTTGCGGAACCCTGTACGTGATATGATAGGCGCGGCGATTTACTCTAAACATGGTTTCATTCCTGTTGTTGATACATTCAAAGGTTTAGCTTTATACCTAAAGAAAGGGCAAACATATTGGGAATATAAGAAATCTGGGGCAGCACATGCGACAATGGTATCCTTAGACCGCGACTATTTAGGCGGTCAATTACGCGATATTATGAAGCGTGAAAGCAAGTTTACGAAGCTAATTAAAAACCCTATTGAAGCATTGCGCGCTATGAGTGAAGCAACAGAAATGGCAACACGATTGGCAGAATATGACAATGCACGAAAGGGTTATACGGGCGTTGGTAATCGCTTATTCAGTAAAGATAGAAAACCGTTATCAGCACGAGAAGCAGCACTAGAAAGCCGTGATATTACATTAGATTTTAGCCGTAGAGGTACAAATACAAAGAAAGCTAACCAAGTAATAGCATTCTTTAATGCGACTATTCAAGGCGTCGACAAAATGGCCCGTGCGTTTAAAGAAGATCCGCGCGGTATGACGGTTAAAACGATGCTTTATATCACGTTACCAAGCGTTATGTTATGGTACATGAATAAAGATGATGAGCGCTATCAAGAACTACCGCAATGGGAAAAAGATACATTCTGGATAATTCCGGGCAAGGAAAATATGTATAGAATTCCTAAACCGTTTGAAGCTGGGGTATTATACGGTACGGCGTTTGAACGCATGCTACAGTATATGGACGATGCGAAAAACAATCGTAAGGGCGTAGGTTTTAAAGGTTTCGGGGAACGTGTTATTGATAGTTTGACACCAAGTTTTATGCCTACGGCTATGATACCTATTGTTGAAGCGACAACCAATTATTCATTGTTTAGACAACGCAATATTATTCCGCAATCACAAGAAAATTTACCAGCACGCCTACAGTACGGCGCTAATACAAGCGAAGTTGCAAAATTCGTAGGCGATAAAATAAACGTTTCACCGTATATTGTAGATAACACAATAAGAGGGTACGGCGGCGGCCTTGCTGGGTTAGGTTTGAACGCAGTTGATGCGGTATCTGGTGCAAAAGAAAACAATGCATCTAAGAAGTGGTACGAAGCGCCGGGATTAAGAGGGTTTACGGCGGCACCTTATCAATCATCTAATAGCGTACAACGTATATATGATGATTATAAGGAGCAAGAAAAGCTACATAATGAGTTCAAATTAACAGGGCAACGGCCGGAAGGATACGATGCTAAAGAGTTTGCAAAACTCAAAAATGCAAGCGATAGCTTGAAGAACTTAAACAAAGCATCTAAAGCTATCATCAATAATGAACGCATGAGCGGCGAACAAAAGAGGGAACAACTAGATAAAATTAATATGAGAAAAGCTAATATAGCGCGTAGCGTATATGGCTTAGGTAAGGTTAAATGAGGGGTAAGTAATGGATCATTTCACTAGGTTTTTTGTTGAGTGTTGGAACTCTTTGACGGATAGTTTTTTAATAAAAGTTTTACTAAGTGGCGCCGGTGCATTGGGTATGTGGCTAATTCATATAAAACACGTTCAAATATTGGGCGTGTTTATTTTATTGGTATTCGTTGACTTATTCACCAAATGGGCGGCAATTGCTTATAGAATGTTGGTTGATGAATACAAATATAATGCCGATGAAATTGCAGTTTGGGAAAAATACCGTGCAATACCGTTGGCGTTTGATAAGGGTTTGATTTCGAGCCGATACATGCGAAAAGGTTTTGTGTTTAAAGTGGCGACATACGTCGCCGCTACACTTGCCGCCGTTTTATTCGATGAAATGAGCGGTCAAAAGCAATTCGCGGTATCGCTGGTATGGTTATATTTGGGTTCGTGTGAATTCTTATCCATTATGGAAAACCTACGCGACGGTGGAAATGTGATGCTAGGTAAATTTTTAGATTTAGTTAAAACTAAAATTGAAAACAAAGTTAAATTATAGGGGGTACCATGAGGGGTATTGATGTAAGCGAAAATAACGGTGTAGTTGATTGGGGCGCAGTCAAGGCTAATGGGTTTGATTTCGCGATTATTCGCATCGGTTATGGCCGAGGCAATTTAGATAGTGAATTCTATAACAACGTAAACGGCGCGATAAACGCTGGTTTAGCTATTGGCGTATACCATTATTCCTACGCTATAAATGAAGAACGTGCAGCGGACGAAGCAGAATTTGTATTGAATACATTGAACGATGCCGGCCTAACTGTTGACAAGTTGCCTATGGGCGTATGGTTCGATATGGAAGATGCGGACGATTACAAGGCAAATCGTGGTATGCCAACGGGCCAAGAATTAACAAATATTTGTAGTGTGTTCATCAATAAATTGTGGCAAGCTGGATATGTTAATACTGGTTTGTACGCTAGTTATGACTGGTTAGTGAATGTATTAGACGTTAGTCAATTAGGCGGTTGCGCTATCTGGTGCGCACAACTTAATAACCAATGCGACTATGAAGTGGCCAATTTGTGGCAATACACGTTCAGCGAAAACATCGAGGGCAAGGAGTTTGATGCCGATTTAGTAATGAATTGGCCTATTTAATAGGGGGTAATTATGGATACTATCATTCAATTATTAAGGCGATATGCGCCCGTAATCACCGTGGCAGCACTTGTGCTGCTGGTGGTGGTAGTTGGCTTATTTTGTTACAAAATGGCTTATACAAAGAAATTGCAAGAGCCTGTTATCCTCAATCAAACAGTAGCTAAAAACCCGCAGAAACTGGCGGACACGTTAAAAATAACGCCAAAGGAAGCAACGGAAGTAATTGCGTATAAGGAAACCGCGCAGCCGGTAGCAACATATTATACACAGGCGCCAACGCTACATGATGCGGCAGTAGTTACGAAAAATGCTATTAAGGATAAATCGCCGAATATTCCAAAGGAAGCTACAGAAAAAAGCGATAGAACCGCGGTAGTAGAAAATACAGATGAAAACAAAGTTGACGTGTACAAGATTAACCTAAACAAAGTACATCGCATAATGGGCGGCGTTACTGTATTAGAAACAGGGAAGGTATACGAAACTATAGGTTATCAAGCTGGCGACTTTCAAGGTTTAGCGCATTTTGACGGTAAGCAGTTTAAAGGGGCCAGCGCACTTTATACATTCGCGAAATGGTAGGTGATCCGATTATCTCCGCGCCGTACGGTTTACGGTAAACTATAATTCATTTAATGAAAGGGTATATTATATGAAAACATTTACATTTGAAGGCAAAACTCATATGTTCGCAGAAGAAGTAGAACCAAAGAAAGACGGTTTATACACCGCAACCTTAACAGACAATAACAACGTACGTTGTGAAATGTGGTTTGTAAACGGCGAATTGAAACGCCTTGTTGAATTAGATTAATACTAAAAGGGGTACCATAAGCGGTACCCCTCTTTTTTATTTGACGGCAAAAATACGTCAAAAATTTCATGTAAATCCATATAATTTTGTGGTTAGAATTTTAAATTTACGTTATGGCCAATCAATTAAAAACTACGATGTGCGATATTATGGATAAAAATTATTAAATACGCTATAATAAAGTATTGCTAATTACAGACTGTTTACAGGGAAAAGGGGGGTGTTCCTATGGCATATATGGCGCTATATCGTAAGTATCGTCCGCAGACGTTTACCGATGTGG